AGATTTACAAATATCAACAGGAGCTTCATTAGGAGGAGACTAATATAAAACAAAATACATTAAATACGTTATCAAATTATGGAAGAAAATATTATAGAATTATTTATAGACGAAGAAAATGATTTTGCTGGTATAGAAGCTATATCTATAGTGGAAAACCCTGCAATAGAAGAAGACTTCATTGCTTTAAAAGCACAAGAGATTAAGTTAGCTGAAGTAGATGCTGAGAAACGCATACTTATGGGAGCTGCTTTAATACCAGACAAAAAAATATACAGACATAACGGAGAAGAGGAGTATTATATATTCTTCTCTAAAGAAACTGTAAGAAAAGCTTCTGAGCTGTTTTTGACTAAGGGTAAGCAGAATAACTCAACATTAGAACACGAAGTAGAATTAAACGGACTAAGTGTTGTAGAGAGTTGGATAATAGAAGATGAGAAGAAAGATAAATCGGCTAAATATAATCTTGACTTACCAGTAGGAACTTGGATGGTTTCTGTAAAAGTAAATAACGACCAGATTTGGGAAGAGTTTGTTAAAGAAGGTAAAGTAAAAGGATTTAGTATAGAAGGATTCTTTACAGATAAACTAGACGAAAGACCTAATGAAAGTGTAAAAGAACAAATGGACTATGATGAATTTGAAGCATTAGCTAAATTATTTCAACTAGAGGACTTTTTACTTAAGGGAGAAGAAGTAGAATTAGAAACATATAGTGATTATCCACAAGCTGCAAGAAACAATGCTAAGAGAGCATTAAAATGGAAGAAAGAGAACGGAAGTAGCTGTGGAACACCTGTAGGATGGACAAGAGCTAATCAATTAGCATCAGGAGAAAATATATCTCGTTCAACAATAGCTAGAATGGCTTCATTTAAAAGACACCAACAGAATAAAGATGTTCCTTATAGTGAAGGATGTGGAGGTATTATGTGGGATGCTTGGGGTGGTAGCTCTGGAGTTAACTGGGCAATAAACAAACTAAAACAAATAGATAAATGAAAAAAACACCAAGTAACAACAGCCCAAAGAATAGTAAACGAGCTTGCTTATGTAAAAACAATACCTATAGCACTAAGTGCTGTGATGGTAGTTTACAGGCTCAAGGAATTGGGAGTTTAACTAATCAAAACAACTCACAATAATCCGAAAATGAAACAGATTATTTATTAAACGTTAACAAATTATAATAATTATTTATGAAAGCAACAGAAATTATCAACAAATTTAAAAACGTATTACTTTCTGTAGAAGCTGAAGAAGAAACTCCTGTTCAAGAGGAGCTTTCTGCTGAAGTAGAAACAGAAGTAGTAGAAGAGCAAGTAGAACTTGCTGAAGAAACAGTAGATGAGACTTCTTTAGAAGAAGAGGTAATCGAAGAAGACGTGGTTGAAGAAGTGGTAGAAGAAGAAAGCATTTACGCTACCAAAGAAGAATTAAACAAGGTAGTAGCTGAATTTAAAGCTATGTACGACCAAATGATGGACAACATGAGTGATGTTGAATCATCTGATGTTCCTGAAGAATTAAGCTCTGACAAAGTAGAGTTATCTGAAGAAGCAGAGTCTATCGCACATTCTCCTGAAGCTGAAGTAAGCTCAAACACAATGAACTTATTTTCTCAGAAACAACCAGTAACAACAAAACAAAGAGTATTTAACAAATTATTTAACAACTAATATTAATTATGGCAACTACAACATCAATTACAACTACTTACGCAGGTGAATTTGCAGGGAAATATATTTCTGCTGCTTTATTATCTGCTAATACTATCGAAAAAGGTGGTATCGAAGTAAAACCAAACATCAAATTTAAAGAAGTAATCAAGAAATTAGCTACAGGAGCACTTATAGCTAACGGAGGATGTGACTTCGCTGCAACTTCTTCTGTAACTTTAACAGAAAGAATTATCGAGCCAGAAACATTCCAAGTAAACTTAGAATTATGTAAAGCTGATTTCCGTTCAGATTGGGAAGCAGTATCTATGGGATATTCTGCATTTGATTCATTACCTAAAACTTTCCAAGATTACTTATTAGCTCACGTTGTAGCTAAAGTAGCTGAAAAGAATGAGCAAAACATCTGGAGAGGTGTTAACGCTAACGCTGGAGAGTTTGACGGATTTACAGTACTAGCTGCTGCTGATGCTGACGTTATTGACGTAACTGCTGCAACAGTAACTGCTGCTAACGTTATCGCTCAATTAGGGGCTATCGTTGATGCAATTCCTTCTTCACTATACGGTAAAGAAGACTTATACTTATACGTATCACAAAACATCGCTAGAGCTTACGTAAGAGCTTTAGGTGGATTTGCTTCTAACATAGGTGGAGCTGGAACAATGAACGAAGGTACTCAATGGTACAACGGAGGAGAATTATCTTTCGATGGCGTAAGAATCTTTGTTGCTAATGGATTAGCTGACAACACTGCAATGGCTGCTGAAAAGTCTAACTTATATTTCGGTACAGGTTTATTATCTGACCACAATGAAGTAAAAGTTATCGATATGGCTGACATTGACGGAAGTCAAAACGTAAGAATAGTAATGAGATTTACTGCTGGCGTACAATACGGTATCGGTGCTGACATCGTTCTTTATTCTTAATATAAATTAATACTAACATATAAAAGGGGTAGGTGGGATATTCTACCTACCCTTTTTTATTAAAAAACATATAAAAAATGGCTTGTGATTTATCAAAAGGGAGACTAGAAGCGTGTAAAGAGTCCGTAGGTGGAATTAAAAATCTTTACATTGCTAATTACTCAGACGCTATGTACGGTGGTATGGCTGACGCTGCTTCTGTTGCACCATCTGGTGCTGCATTTGACGGAACGGTAGCAACTTTAACTGCTGGTGTAGACGTACACAAATTCGAACTAAGAGGAGACAATAATACCTTTGAAGAAACTAATGAAAATTCTAGAGATAACGGAACTTCATTCTGGACTCAATCAGGTGCTTTTGTACTTAAGGCTCAAAATGCCGAAACAATGATGCAATTAAAATTATTGTCTTACGGTAGACCTCATATAATCATTGAAGATTATAATGGGAAATTTAGAATTGCTGGAGGGCAAAATGGATGTGAAGTTTCTGTTAACACTTCTACAGGAGGTGCAATGGGAGACTTAAACGGATATAATATTACTTTCGAAGGAAAAGAAGTATTACCATCTTTATTTGTACTAAGCACACTAGTTGGTGTAGGTGTAACAGCAGGATTCGATGTACAAACAACGAATATGAGTAACGAATAATAATATTGTTTATTATTGGTAAAAATAGGGTAGGCATTAGCTTACCCTTTTTTATTATAAAACAAAAAAGAAAAATATCGTTATCATAATATGATAATAACAAATAATGATAGTGCACAGACGTTTAACATCATCCCTAGAAGTACTTCGGTAACGTATACTACTCTAGGTAATGGAACTGTTGTTGCATCTGCTGGTTCTTTAACAATATCGTTTTTAGAAGAAAGTACAAATGATACTTTTAGCTTTACTAACGATGAAAGTACTAAGTATGATAATTATTTGGCATTTCAAGTGAGCACATCAAATAAACTAAGAACAAGTTTTGATTATTTTATTACTATATTCAATACTTCAACAAATAAATTAGTTTACAGAGATAAAGTATCTGTTCTGCCAGATGCTAGTGTTCCTTATAATAACGAAGGAAGATATTCTATAAGTGATTCAGATTACACAGAATATGCAGAGCCTTCTAACGAATATGTGATATTAGATGACTAACAAGAACAATTCTATAAGAGTAGTAAACTTATCTGGTTATGAAACACCAGAGGTTAAGGAAGTGTATGGTAAAGATTGGGTTTCTTATGGAGAAAACAATGATTACTTTGATAGCCTTATAGAGAAATACTTAGGCTCTCCTACAAACAGTAGATGTATTAACGGTATTGTTGATATGATTTACGGTAGAGGTATAGAAGCTACAGATAGCGAGGAATTTCCTGAGATGTATGCTAAATTTAAATTATTAGTTAGACCAAGAGAAATAAAGAGAGTCTCTAATGATTATAAGATGCTAGGACAAGCTGCTATGCAAGTAGTATATAACAAAGCTAAGACTAAAATCATTAAGATATTACATTTCCCTATGGAAACTCTAAGAGCTGAGAAATGTGATGCTAAAGGCGTTATTAGAGCATATTATTATCATCCTAAGTGGGTAGATATAAAGCCTAGTGATAATCCTAAGAGAATACCTACATTTGGTAACGGTAAAAAGAGTGAAACAGTAGAGTTATATATATTCAAGCCATATAGAAGTGGATTTTATTATTATGCTCCTGTTGATTATCATGGATGTTTACAATACTGCTCTTTAGAAGAAGAAGTAAGTAATTATCACATAAATAACATAAAGCAAGGTTTACAACCATCTTTATTAATCAACTTTAACAATGGAGTACCTAATGAGGAGACTCAAGAGTTAATTGAAAGAAAAATATACGATAAGTTTAGTGGAACTTCTAATGCAGGTAAATTTATACTAGCATTTAACGAGTCTATAGAAACTAAAGCAGATATTGACCCTATACATTTACCAGATGCTCACGCTCAGTATCAGTTCTTATCTGATGAGAGTAGAGAGAAGATAATGTTAGGTCACGGTATTGTATCTCCTATATTACTAGGGATAAAAGACAATACAGGATTTGGTAATAATGCAGAAGAGCTTAGAACTGCTTCTGTACTTATGGATAACATAGTTATTAGACCATTCCAAGAAGAAATTATAGAAGGTTTAGAAGATATGCTAAACTTTAACAAGATATACTTAAATCTTTACTTTATTACTCTACAACCAATAGAATTCACACAATTAGATAATATATCTACTAAAGTGAAGAGAGAAGAGGAAACAGGAGAGAAAATAAGCTCAAAGACTACTTTCAACGCTAAACTAAAGAAAATAGATGGAGTTGAGGTTTTTGAGACTATTAAAGAAGCAGAAGAGAAAGCATTAGAACAGGGATGTAAAGGATACCACGAACACGAGATGGACGGTAAAGTATGGTATATGCCTTGCGAGTCTCATGATAGTGCTATTTCACTAAAAGAAAATAATGACTTTAGTGATGAGGACGGAGATGACCTTTTAAGCCAATTAGAGCCTCTAGGAGAGCGTATCTCGGATGATTGGGAGTTAATACACTCAGAAGCTGTAAAAGACTCGGAAAAGGACTTTAATTTAGCTAATTTAGCTGAAGCTAATCCAAACAAGGATTCTAAGCAAGATAAAGGCATCTTTAAAGTAAGATATGCTTATATGCCAAACAGAAAGTCTCCTAACAGTAGAGACTTCTGTAAAAAGATGGAATTATTTACTGATAGAAATGTAGTATTCCGTAAGGAAGATATAGGTCTTATGAGTTTTCAAGGTGTAAACAGAAAGTTAGGACATAAAGGTAATAACTATTCTCTGTTTAAATTTAAGGGAGGAAAGAATTGTCAACATTTCTGGGAGTTAAGAGTATATAAGAAGAGAGTATCTCCTGAAACTGATGTAGACAAGAGTGAAGCATTGAAAGATGGATTTGTTGAACCGATAAACCCTTCAGAGGTATCTACTAGACCAGCAGATATGGCTAACGGAGGAGCATATCCAAATATTTAATATTATGTCAAAAGCATTATTTATAAGCGTACTAGATTTAAAGAAGAGGTCTATCTTAGATGGTAACCTAGATTCTGACAAGGTAATTCAGTTTATTGAAGTAGCTCAAGATACGCATATACAAAATTATTTAGGAGGAAAGTTATATCAGAAATTACAAGATATTATTATAGCAGGTACAGTAGACCAACCAGCTAATTCTAATTATAAATTATTATTAAACACTTATATAAAGCCAATGCTTATATGGTATGCACAAAGTAACTTTTTACCTTTTGCTATGTATCAGATAAGTAACGGAGGAGTATTTAAACATAGAAGTGAGAACTCAGATACGGTTACTTACGATGAAATGGCTATGTTAATAAATAGAGTATCGGAAACTGCTGATTTCTATACAAGAAGGTTTTTAGATTATATGTCTTATAACAGTACATTATATCCAGAATATACTTCTAATAGTAATGATGATATGTATCCAGACAAAGATGTTAACTTTCATGGATGGGTTTTATAATATGATAGAAAGAATGTATAAACCTAAAAAGGTAAATGTTGAGAAACTAAAGCAGTATTTAAAGAAACAAGAAAATGATGTGGACACAAACGAACACGCTAAACGCAAAAGTAAAATATAATTATAAAAGAAAAAAGTAATGGCTAACGAAATATATTATAAAACATGGTGGGGATTAGGTGCTTGTAATAATATAGGATGGGGAATTGTATATCAGCCATATGTAGATTGTACTCCTACTCCATTCTTTGAGATAATAGCAGAAAACGGAGATTTTCTTTTAACACAATCTAATAACGAATTTTTAATAACAGAAACACAGTAAAAAAATAATATAAAATAATATAAAATGGCAAATAAAAAATTTAGCGAATTTATACTGAAAACTGACACTAGTGATGTATCTCACATTGTAGGGTATAATGGAGCAGAAAATGTTCAAATAACACCAGCAAACTTTATAGATACAACAGGCGGTCCATATCTACCTTTAGCTGGAGGTATAATGGTAGGTAACATTAAATTAAATGATAGCGTTGAAGCTAGATTTGGGAATGGAGTTGATTTAAGAATTTATCACGATGGAACTAATAGTTATGTAAGCGATACAGGAACTGGTAATTTAAGAATAAGAGCAACAGATTTAAGATTAGAAAGTGCAAGTTTAATACATAATTTTTTAATTGCTACCGAGTCTGCTGGAGTACAAATATTTTTTAATGATGCAGAAAAGTTTAAAACTACAAGCACAGGTATATCAGTAACAGGAGATGGAACTTTTACAGGAGATGTAATTGGCGATACTCATTTCAATTCAAGTGATTCAAATGTTACGTTATCAACTACTGGGCCTGGGACTGTATTTTTAAGACCAAACGGAAAATCAGATACAACAGGTCAAGTGTTAATTAATCAAAGTGGAGAACTTAAAATAGATTCTGACGATGCTACTTTGAATTTAAAAGGTTCAGATACAGGTTCAAGTTTAATAAACTTTTCAGATGCATCAGATGGTAATGTAGGGCGAATATATTATGACCATCAAAACAATTTTATGCAGTTTAAAACTAATGATGCAGAAAGAATGAGGATAGATTCTTCAGGTAATTTGGGACTGGGTACTTCGAGTCCGAGT